CCATCGTCCTGCATTACACCACGACCGGCCCTCTGGCCTGAATTCCTCACATAGGAGACCCCCATGGCACGCGCACACGGCGCGCGGGCGCAGATGGCGCTTGCGTTCGAAACCGTCTACGGCACCCCGCCCGCGAGCGGCTATCGGCTGATGCCCTTTGCGCGCACCACGCTGGGCGCGGAACAGCCCCTGCTGAACTCCGAACTGCTCGGCTATGGCCGCGATCCCCTGGCCCCCATCAAGGACGCCGTCACCGCCGATGGCGAGGTGGTGGTGCCGATTGATGTGGAGGCCTTCGGCTTCTGGCTGAAGGCGGCCTTCGGTTCCCCCACCACAACGGGCACCACGCCCAAGACACACACGTTTCTGTCAGGCAACTGGACCCTGCCCTCGATGGCCATCGAAGTGGCCATGCCGGAGGTGCCGCGATTCGCGATGTATGCGGGTTGTGTGATGGACCAGTTGTCCTGGCAGATGAGCCGGTCGGGGCTGCTGACCGCGACCGCCCGCCTGATCGCGCAGGGTGAGGCCATCGCTGCAACCACGGCCGCAGGCACCCCGACCGCGCTGGGCCTGCAGCGCTTCGGCCATTTCAACGGCGTGGTGAAGCGCAACGGCACGGCCTTGGGCAACGTCGTCTCGGCCGAGATCACCTATGCCAACGGCCTCGACCGGATCGAGACCATCCGGAACGACGGCAAGATCGAGGGCGCCGATCCAGGCATGGCGGCGCTGACCGGCCGGATCGAGGTGCGCTTCGCGGACTCGGCGCTGGTGACCCAAGCCATCGACGGCACCCCCTGCGAGCTCGAGTTCGCCTACAGTCTCGGGGCCAACGCCAGTTTCACCTTCACGGCCCATGCCGTCTATCTGCCTGTCCCGCGGATCGAGATCCCCGGGCCGCAGGGTATCCAGGCAACCTTCGACTGGCAGGCCGCCAAGGCCACCAGCCCCGCCCGCATGTGCACCGCCGTTCTCGTCAACACCGTCACGGGATACTGACCATGATCCGTCTGAACCTGTCGAACCGGCCCGAATGGCTGGACCTGCTGCCCGGCCTGCGCGTGCTGGTGGCGCCCCTCACCACCGCGCTGATGGTCTCTGCCCGCGCCGATCCCTTGATCGACGGCCTGTCGGAAAGCTCCAGCCAGGAGGACATGGCGCTGGCGATGGCCAAGGCGGTCGCCCGCCGCGCGGTCTTGGATTGGGAAGGCGTCGGCGACGAGGCAGGCAACCTCATGCCCGTCAGCCCGGCCGGGATCGACGCACTTCTGGAAATCTGGCCGGTCTTCGAGGCCTTCCAGGCGCAGTACGTCGCCCGCGGCCTGATGCTGGATCAGGAAAAAAACGCCTCCGCGCCCTCGCCGACTGGTCCTTCGGCGGGGGCGACGGCTACTGCGCGGCCTGCTCGGGCCCCTGCCCCGACTGCCCCGCGAGACTGAACCGCCCGCAGACGGTCGAGGGCTGGCAGGTCTGGGACCTGACCCAGCGCCTTGGCGGCCAGCTGCGCATCGCGCCGGGTGCCGTCATCGGTTGGGACATGGGCGCGGCGCTGGCATTGGCGCAAGCGCTGGGCGTCAACGCCCTGATCGCCGCCGAACTGCTGCCCGAGATCGAGGCGGCGATGGTGCGCAAACTCAACGAGCAGATGGAAGGACGCCGGAATGGCTGAGAAGAAGGTCTCCGTCCGCCTCGTGGCGGAGGGCGGACGCCGCGTGCGCGCCGAACTGGAGGGTGTCGGCGATGCCGGTGCCCGTGGCTTCGGCCGCCTGTCGCGCGAGATGGAGTTGGCCAACACCCGGCTGGCCACCTTCGCGCGCCGGGCCGGTCTCGCCCTCGGGGCCGCTGCTGCCGCCGCGACTGCCTCGCTCGGGCTGATCGTCCGATCCACCGCCGAGAGTGCCGCGCAGATCCGCCAGTTCGCGCAGGTCGCCAATGCGACGCCAGAGGCCCTGCAGCGCTGGTCGGCGGGGGCGCGGACGGTCGGGATCGAGCAGGAGAAGCTGGCCGATATCCTGAAGGACGTGAACGACCGGGTCGGTGATTTCCTGCAGACCGGCGGCGGACCGATGGCCGACTTCTTCGAGAATGTCGCCCCGCGCGTTGGCGTCACGGCCGACCAGTTCGCGCGCCTCTCCGGCCCCGAGGCACTGCAGCTTTACGTCGACACGCTGGAACGCGCTGGGCTTAGCCAGCAGGAGATGACCTTCTATCTCGAGGCCATGGCCTCGGACGCCACCCGCCTTTTGCCGCTTCTGCGGAACGGCGGGGCCGAGATGGCCCGACTTAGCGACCAGGCATCCGACCTTGGCGCGGTTCTGGACAGGGATGCGCTGGAGGCGCTGCGCCGCACGCAACTGGCGCTGGGCACCGTTTCCCTCGTCTTCGAGGGTCTGCGCAACCGGATCGCCGTCGCCGTAGCCCCGACCGTCGAGGCGCTGGCCAATGCCTTCGTGGCGCTCGCCTCCGACGGTGGCATCCTGCGCTCGGCCATCGACGCGTTGATCGGCAACCTCGGCCGACTTGCCTCCTACGCCGCCACTTTCGCCGCCGTCATGGCAGGACGCTGGGTCGCCGGGATGGCCGCTGCGGCCCTGTCGGTGCGCGGCCTCGCCACGGCGCTGGTCTTCCTGCGCGGCGCCCTGATCCGGACCGGCATCGGGGCGCTGATCGTCGGCGCGGGCGAATTGATCTATCAGTTCTCGCAGCTCGTCGCCCGGGTCGGCGGGGTGGGCGAGGCCTTCCGGCTGCTCGGCGATCTGGCCCGCGAGGTCTGGTCGCGCATCGGACTGTCGCTCGACGCTGCCCTCGCGCGGATGGCGGCTGGATGGGAGGGGCTGAAGGCGGCGGGCCTCTCGGCGCTCGAAGGCACTATCGCAGGCGTCGTAAGCTTCGGCGACCGGACAGCCGCGATCTTCCAGGGGGCTTATGACGCCGCCGTCGCGATCTGGGGCAGTCTGCCGGGCGCCATCGGCGACTTCGCCTTCCAGGCGGCAAACGGGCTGATCTCGGGCGTCGAAGCGATGCTGAACGGCGTCGTAACGCGCATCAACAGCTTCATTGAGACCCTGAACGCGGCGCTGGCGCTGTTGCCGGAATGGGCCACGGGCGAAGGTGGCGTGCGGATCGGCATCCTCGATCCGGTGGAACTTGGCCGCATCGGCAATCCCTTCGAAGGAGCGGCAACGGCCGCAGGGGCTGCGGCGGCGGATGCCTTCTCGGCCGCGCTGTCACGCACCTACCTGGAACCGCCCGATCTCGGGCTCGGGGCCATGGCTGAGGATGCCCGCGCCCGCGCCGACGGCTATCGCGAAGCGGCCGATATGCTGGCTGACGCTGCAGGTCGGCCACTGGCAAGTTGGCAGGTCCTGAAGGATGCCGTCACCGGCACGGGGACCGAGGCGGAGACCGCGCTGGCAGATGCCGCCGCCTCGGCCGATGCCTTGACCACGGGGCTGAACGACACCGCCACCGCCGCCGAGGGCGCAGGCGGTGCCGCGCGCGACGTCGGGGCGGCTGCCGCCGAAGGCGCGGACACGGCCCTCTCCGGCTGGCAGGCCGTCACGGCCGCACTTGCCGACTACGCCGCCAAGGCGCGCGACATCGGCGGGGATATCGGCAGCGCGCTGGTGGGCGCGTTTCAGAGCGCTGAGAACGCCATCGGTGACTTCGTGAAGACCGGCAAGCTCGACTTCCGGGATCTGGTCACGTCGATGATCGCCGACCTCGCCAAGCTCGCCGCGCGGCGCTTCATCCTCGGGCCCATCGCAAACGCCCTTTCCGGCGCGCTGGGCGGGGCGGGTGGAATCTTCGCCAACATCCTGCATGCGGGCGGGATGGTCGGTGCACCCGGTCCCGGCCGGATGGTCCCGGCGCAGGCCTTTGCCCATGCCCCGCGCATGCATAGTGGTGGCTGGGCTGGTCTGCGGCCGGACGAGGTGCCCGCGATCCTGCAACGCGGCGAGCGCGTCCTCTCGCGACGGGAGGCGGCGGGGTACGGCCAAGCGGGTGCCTCGACCGTCAACGTCACGATCAACGCCCGGGATGCTGAGAGCTTCCGCCAGTCTCGGACGCAGGTTGCCAGCGACATCGCCCGCGCCGTGTCGCTGGGTAGGAGGGGGATGTGATGGCCTTCCACGAGGTCCGCTTTCCGGACAACATCAGCCGCGGGGCGCGCGGCGGTCCCGAACGGCGCACCCAGATCGTCGAGCTGGCAAGCGGGGCGGAGGAGCGCAACGCCAGCTGGGCGAACAGCCGCCGCCGCTATGACGTCGCCTATGGCATCCGCCGCGCCGACGATCTGGCGGCGGTCGTGGCCTTCTTCGAGGCCCGGAATGGCCGCCTCCATGGCTTCCGCTTCAAGGACTGGGCCGACTTCAAGTCCTGCCTACCATCGCAGACGCCCGGCCCGACCAATCAGCCCATCGGCACCGGCAACGGTTCGGCCACCCTGTTCCAGCTGATCAAACGCTACATCTCCGGCGCGCAGTCATGGACGCGGGCCATCACCAAGCCCGTGGCCGGGACCGTCACCGTCGCCGTGAACGGCACGCCGCAAGCCTCCGGCTGGTCGGTCTCGACCGCGACGGGCCTCATCGCCTTCACCACCGCTCCTGCCGCAGGCGTCGCCATTACCGCGGGCTTCGAATTCGACGTGCCCGTCCGATTCGACACCGACGCCCTCGACGTCACCCTCGACCTTGAACGCCTCGGCTCGATCACCTCGATCCCCCTTGTGGAACTCCGCACATGAACGACGAATCCTTCTGGTCCCACCTTTGGCGCGAGTTTGCCGCCTCGACGGCGCTGATGCTGGCCTTCTGGGGCGCGCTGGGCGGTGCCACCAATGCCCTGACCACCCGGATGGCGCTGCGCGAAGCCCTGCGCCATGTCCTGCTCGGCGGTTTGATCGCCGCAGGGATGGGCAGTTTTTCCATCGTGATCGTGGCGGGTTGGCTCGGTCTGCCCGATGGCGCCGTCGCCGCAGGCGGGGCGGTCGGCTCGGCCGCCTACCTGGTCGGCGTCTTCGGGGCGGCCTTCATCGAACTGATCCTCGCGAGGCTCCGCCGCGCCGGGAAGGATGACGCTGATGCATGAGATCCTTCGCCTTGCCCGCTCGCTGCGCTGCGATCCCGCGGACCCCGGACAGGCCTTTGTTCACCGGCTGCGCATCGGCCTCGCCGTCGCCGCCCTGATCCTCTTCCTCTCAACCCTCGGGTAACTCCATGCAAACCTCTGGTCGGGGGCTTTTCGCCCTGATCCGGCACGAAGGCGTCGTGCCCGGACCCTATCTCGATGTGAACAACGTCTGGACCTTCGGCATCGGCCACACCGCCGCCGCCGGTCCGCCCGATCCGGCGCGGATGCCGCGCGGGATGCCCGCCGATCTGGAGGCCGGGATCCGCGAGGCGTTCCGGCTGTTCCGCGTCGATCTCGCTGCCTACGAGGCCGAAGTGCTGCGAGCCGTAAAGGTGCCGCTGGAACCCCACGAGTTCGATGCGCTGGTCTCCTTCCACTACAATACCGGCGGCATCGCCAAGGCGGCGCTGACACGGCACCTGAACGCGGGCAACCGGGTAGCAGCGGCTGCGGCATTCATGGGTTGGCTGCGCCCTGCGACCATCCGGTCCCGGCGCGAGGCCGAGCGCGATCTCTTCGCCAAGGGCATCTACCCGACCGGCACCATTCCGGTCTGGTCGGTCGACCGCAACGGCCGGGTCGACTTCTCGCGACCGATCCGGCGGCTCAGCGAGGCCGAGGCGCTGGCACTGCTCCGCCCTCCCCTCAATCCACAGTCGATCCTCATCTCACCTGCCCCTTCCACGGCCGCCACCGACCCAGCGCCCGTGCAGGCAACGGCGAGCCTGACCACCCGCATTTTCACCTTCCTCAAGACCCTGATTGGAGCATGACCATGAACTGGACCCTCGCACGCGGCCTCGTCTATCTGGCCTGCCTTGCCGCCTCCGGCCTCGCTGTGGCGGGGTTGGCGGATTTCGACCTCGCCACCGGCACGCTCGATATTCGCCCCTTCAATCTCTATGCCCTGACCGGCGCGGCAGGCGGTGTCGTATCCTCGGTGCTGGCCTCGATCGCGCTCTGGCGCGGCTGGGGGCGGAAGTGAAATCCCTTCCGCCCGCGCTGCAAGCCCATCTCGACGACGGCACGACCACGCTTGCCTGGTGCTGGCGCATCACCCGTGCCGATGGTGTGATCTTCGGTTTCACAGACCACGACCGGACGCTGTCGTTCGACGGGACGGAATTCGAGCCGGAGAGCGGGCTGACGGCATCCGAGGTCCGGTCGGGGTCTGACCTCTCCGTCGATGCGCAGGACGCGCAAGGCGTGCTGCCGTCGGACCGGATTTCGGAGACCGACATTTTCGACGGCCGATGGGACAATGCGGCAGTCGAGGTCTGGCGGGTGAACTGGTCGGCACCAGCGCAGCGCGTACTCTTGCGGCGCGGGGCCATCGGCCAGATCCGGCGGGGGCGGCTGGCTTTCGTGGCGGAGGTGCGAAGCCTTGCCCATGTCCTCGGCCAGACGGTCGGGCGGACGTTCCAGGCGAGCTGCGACGCCGCGCTGGGCGATGCGCGCTGCGGGGTGAACCTTGATGCCCCGGCTTCCAAGGGGAACGGTGCCGTGATCGATGTGCTGCGCGACCGCGCCTTCACCGCTTCCGGCCTCGGCACATTCGCGGCGGCCTGGTTCGCCTTCGGCCTAGTCGAATGGTCGACCGGGATGAACGCCGGGCGGCGGGCCGAAGTGCTGTCGCATGAACTCGTCGATGGCGTGGCGATCCTGACCCTGCTGGAAGCGCCGGTGCGACCGATCACGGCGACGGATGCTTTCGTGGTCCGGGCGGGCTGCGACAAGCGGATCGCCACTTGTGGTGCGAAGTTCGCCAATGTCGCGAACTTCCGGGGCTTCCCCCACATCCCGGGCCAGGACGCGGTCCTGCGTTACGCGACGAAGGACGGTGGTCACGAGGGGGCGGTGCTGTGACTCATCCAGTGACGACCGCCGATCCCGCCCTCGTCATCGCCGTCGCGCGGTCTTGGCTGGGTACGCCCTATCACGACCAGGCCAGCTTGCGCGGGGTCGGCTGCGATTGTCTCGGCCTCGCACGGGGCGTCTGGCGCGAGGTCGTGGGGCCGGAGCCGTTCCCGATCCCGCCCTACAGCCGGGATTGGGGCGAGACCGGCCCGCGCGAGGTGCTGGCTGACGGCGCGCGGGTGATGATGCCCGAGATTGCAACGGCTGACGCCCCGCCGGGTGCGCTGATCCTGTTCCGGATGATGCCGCGCGCTATCGCCAAGCATGTCGGCATCCTGACCAGCCCCGACACCTTCCTTCACGCCTATGAACGGTTGGGCGTGATCGAGGAACCGCTGACCCCAACATGGCGACGTCGCATCGCCTTTGCCTTCCTGTTCCCTGCACGCTGAGTTTTCACAATGGCCACCCTTGTCCTCGGTGCCGTCGGTTCCGCCATCGGTGGGGCCTTCGGAGGCGCGATCCTTGGCTTCTCTGGCGCTGCCATCGGCGGTTTCATCGGCTCCACCATCGGGTCGGTGGTCGACAGCTGGATCGTATCCTCGCTGGCGCCCGCGCAAAAGATCGAGGGTCATCGGCTGGATTCCCTGCGGATAACCTCGGCCACCGAGGGCGCCATCATCCCGCGCCTCTACGGCCGGATGCGGATCGGCGGCAACATCATCTGGGCCACAGATTTCCGCGAGGAGACGAAGACCACGACGCAAGGCGGGGGCAAGGGCGGTGGCGGCGGCAAGGTCCAGACGACGGAGTACCTTTACTATGCCAGCTTCGCCGTTGCCCTTTGCGAAGGCCCGATCACCGGCATCGGCCGTATCTGGGCCGATGGCAAGCCGCTTGACATGACCGGGATCACCTGGCGCTGGTATCGGGGCAACTCGACCCAAGGGACCGACCCTTTCATCTCGGCCAGGATGGGGGCCGCGAGGACTCCCGCTTATCGCGGAACGGCCTACGTGGTCTTCGAGGAACTTCCGCTTGCCACTTTTGGAAACCGCCTACCTCAGCTGTCCTTCGAGGTGTTCCGCCCGCTCGCTAGTCCCGACACAGCCGAGGGGCTGGTCAAGGCGGTGACGATGATCCCCGCTTCGGGCGAGTTCACCTATGCGAGCGAGGCTGTTCGCAAAGGCAGTGGCGGCACGACTTCGGTCGAGAACCTGAACGCGCTGCCCGATGATGCCGACGTCGTCGTGGCGCTCGACCGGTTGCAGGCCATGGCCCCGGCCGTCGAAAGCGTCAGCCTGGTCGTCGCCTGGTTCGGCGATGACCTGCGCGCGGGACACTGCACCATCAAGCCGGGCGTCGAAGTGGCGACCAAGGTCACCAGCCCGAAGGTGTGGACGGTCAACGGCGTGGCACGGGCCAATGCCCATCTGGTCAGCCGAGATGCCGAGGACCGACCCGTCTACGGCGGCACGCCTGCGGATTTCGCGGTCGTGCAGGCGATCCGGGAGATGAAGTCGCGCGGACTGCGGGTGACGTTCTATCCCTTCCTGCTGATGGACGTCCCGCCCGGAAATACCCTGCCGGACCCCTATTCCAACAACCCCGCAACGCCGGGCCAGCCGAGTTTCCCGTGGCGGGGCCGGATCACCTGTTCCCCTGCGGCAGGCTATACCGGGACGGCCGACAAGACCGCCGCCGCTGCCACGCAGGTTTCCAGCTTCTTCGGCTCGGCCACACCGGCGCAGTTCGCGGTGTCGGGCGACACTGTCAGTTGGACCGGCCCTTCCGGCGATTGGGGTCTGCGCCGGATGATCCTGCACTACGCCCATCTCTGTGCCGTGGCGGGTGGCGTCGATGCCTTCCTGATCGGCAGCGAGATGCGCGGGCTGACGACGATCCGCTCCAGCGCCAGCGCCTATCCGGCCGTGACGACGTTCAAGGCGCTGGCGGCGGATGTGAAGGCGATCCTCGGGGCTGGCACCAAGGTGGGCTATGCTTCCGACTGGTCGGAATACTTCGGTCACCAGCCGGGCGACGGGACCGGGGACGTGTTCTTCCACCTCGACCCCCTCTGGTCCGATGCCGACATCGATTTCATCGGCATCGACAATTACATGCCGCTGTCGGATTGGCGCGACGGCTTCGACCATGCCGATGCCCTGCAAGGTTGGCCCGGCATCCATGACCGGGCCTACCTGCAGGCCAACATTGCCGGGGGCGAGGGCTTCGACTGGTTCTATGCCAGCGCGGCCGACCGGTCGGCGCAGATCCGCACCCCGATCACGGATGGTGCTGCAGGCAAGCCCTGGGTGTTTCGCTACAAGGATCTCCGCGCCTGGTGGTCGAACCCGCATTTCAACCGGCCGGGAGGGGTGGAAAGCGGCACGCCCACGGCATGGGTGCCGCAGTCGAAACCGGTCTGGTTTACCGAGCTTGGTTGCCCCGCCATCGACCGGGGCACGAACCAGCCGAATGTCTTCTTCGACCCAAAGTCGTCCGAGAGTTTCACGCCCTACTTCTCGCGCGGCTGGCGCGACGATGCCATCCAACGCGCCTACCTTGAGGCCAGCTATCTCTGGTGGGGTCAGGGCGTGAACAACCCGACCTCATCCGTCTATGGTGGCAGGATGGTCCATGTCCCCGAATGCGCGGCCTGGACGTGGGACGCGCGCCCCTATCCCTTCTTCCCCGAACTGACCGGTGTTTGGACGGACGGGCCGAACTGGCGGCTGGGTCACTGGCTGACCGGACGGCTGGGCGCGGTGTCACTTGCGGCCCTCGTGCGTCACCTCTGCCTGCGCGCTGGGCTGGACGCAAACCTGATCGACGTCACCGGCCTCTGGGGAGCGGTCGAGGGCTATGTGATCGGGGCCCTTGAAAGTCCTCGGGCATCGATTGCCACCCTGGCCCGCCACTTCGGCTTCGATGCCACCGAGACCGAGGGGGTTATCCGCTTCGTGATGCGCGGCCGCGCCTCGGTCGCCACGCTGTCCATAGACGATCTGGTCGCCAGTCGCGAGGGTGAGGCCTTCGAGCTGACCCGCGGCCAGGAGACGGAACTGCCCCAGGCCCTGAAGTGGCAGGTCGCGCGGGCGGATGAGGACTATGACGCCGCGCTGGTCGAAGCTCGCCGCATCACCGTCGACACCACCCGCATCGCTTCGGAAAGCTTCCCGATGGCGATCCCGCCCGAGGAGGCCGAACGCCGCTGCCGCCGTGCGCTGATGGAGGCGTGGATCGGACGCGAAAGCGCGACCTTCCGCCTGCCGCCGTCCCACCTGGCGCTGGACCCCGCCGACGTCATCCGGCTCGCGCATGATGGCCGTGAGGTGGAATTCCGCCTCGTCTCCGTCGCCGATGCCGAGGCACGCGGGATCGAGGCGGTGCGGCAGGACCGTGCCGCCTACGACCTGCCGCCCGGCGATCCCCGCCCTGCCTCGCTGGCCAGCCCCGTCGTCTTCGGCACGCCCGAGGTGGTGATGCTGGACATTCCGCAGATTTCGGAGGACCAGCCCGCGCATCGCCCCCTGATCGCGGCCCATGCCAGCCCATGGCCTGGCGAGATCGCCGTGTTCCGCAGCGCCTCGACGGATGGGTTCTCGTTGTTGACGACCTTTGGCAGTCGGGCCCGGATCGGGACGCTGGCCTTCGATTTCTTTCCGGGGCCGACCTCGCGCTTCGATCTGGGCAACGCACTGGTCGTCGATCTGCCGTCGGGCACGCTGGAAAGCGTGACGGACGTCGCCCTGTTCAGTGGGGCCAATGCGCTGGCAGTCGAAACCGCCCTTGGCCAAGGGGAGATTGTCCAGGCGGGCGCGGCCGAACTGATCGCCCCCAGCCGATACCGCCTGACCCGCCTGCTACGTGGTCAGCGCGGAACGGAACATGCCATGGGCAATCCGACACCGGCTGGCGCGCGAGTTGTGGTTCTGGACACCGCGCTGTCATCGCTGCCCATCGCCGAGGCCGATCTCGGTCTGCCTTGGAACTGGCGGGTCGGCCCAGCTGCGCGGGCGGTCAGTGACGCAAGCTATGCCGGGCTGGGCTTCACCCCGACCGGGCGTGGCCTTGTTCCCTTCGCCCCGGTTCATGTCGAACAACCGTGGCGAACGGCCCGCAGCCCGGGCGATCTGACCATCCGCTGGACCCGGCGGTCCCGCGCGCTGGTCGCCGATGCCTGGGAACAGGTCGAGGTGCCGCTCGCCGAGGACATGGAAAGCTACGACGTCCAGATCCTCGACGGCGCTGCGATCAAGCGCACGCTGACCAGCGCCACGACCTTCGTCCTCTACACCGACGCCCAGCAGAGCGCCGATTGGGGCGCGCCGCTTGGGCCTGGCCAGACGCTGGCGATCCGCATCTACCAGCTCTCGAACCGCCTCGGGCGCGGCACACCCGCGACCGTGACCCTCCAGTTCTGACGGGATTTCCCATGTCCGACACCACCACCCATCTGGGCCTGCCTTACCTCCTGGCGGCGCAGGCGCAGAAGCATGTCACCCACAACGAGGCGCTGCGCCTGCTCGACGCCATGGTGCAGCTTTCCGTCCTTGATCGGACGCGCACCACGCCACCCGCCAGCCCGGCAGACGGCGACCGGCACCTGGTGACCTCCGGTGCCACAGGCATTTGGGCCGGGTGGGACCTGAACATCGCCTTCTGGGTGGACGGCGCATGGATCAGGCTGGTGCCGCGCACCGGCTGGCTGGTCTGGGTCGCGGCCGAGAGCCTGTTCCTCGTCTGGACCGGCAGCGCCTGGGAAGTGCTCGGCGAGCCACGCGACGTGTCGGACGCGGTCTTCAGCCTGGTGAACGACACCGATCCGACGAAGAAGGCGACCTTCTCGCTGGCGGGGATCAGCACGGGCACCACGCGCAGCTTCACCCTGCCGAACACCTCGTCCGAACTGGCGATCCTCGCGGGCACGCAGACTTTCACCGGCAACAAGACCTTCTCGGGGACGCTGACGGCGTCCGGGACTGTGACGGTGTCTGCAGCCAGCGCCTCAATCGGCACGGCAACGACGACCGCCACCTACGGGATTGGCACCGGGGCCACGACGACAGGCGTCACAAAGACCGTGAACATCGGCACCGGCGGCGCGTCCGGATCGACCACCGTCGTGAACATCGGCTCGACCACGGCCGGGGCGGGCGGCACGACCGTCATCAACACGCCGACCGTCACCTTCGCCAATGCCGTCACGCAGGTCGGCATGCCGCAAGCCAACCTGACGGCGCAACTCTTGGGCCTCGGCGGGGCCTCGGCCGACAGCTACAACCGCATCTCGGTCAACACCCCGGCTGTGCTGCTGAACAACGCCGGAGCCGGGATCGAAGCGACGGTGAACAAGGTGGCACCGGCGAATGATGCCGCCTTCGCCTTCAAGACCGGCTTCTCCGCCCGAGCGCTGATCGGGTTGCTCGGCAATGATGATTTCAGCTTCAAGGTCAGTCCGGATGGGTCGGCCTTCTACGACGCGATTCGCATCGACCGCACCAACGGCCAGGTGGAACTGCCGCAGCCCGCTATCCTGCCCGGCCTCAGCGCCGCGCCGACCCCGCCGCCCGCCGGGAAAGCCGCCGTCTACGCCCGCAACCGCGCCGGAGCGCCGTGGATCGACGTGATGCGCCCCTCGGGCCGGGACTTCCCGCTCCAGCCGCATTTCGGGGTGAACCGGATCGCCAACTGGTCGCCCTCGACCGGCACGACGGTGACCACCGAAGGCCTGCCGATCACCTCGGTCGGCACCGTTTCGACGCCCACGCTGGCCGCCACGAACCTTGCCGCCTCGATGCGGCGCTGGCGCCTGACTTCGGCGGCCGTCGTGGACTCGGTCGCCGACCAGCGATCCGCAGGCTGGGCCTGCTGGCGCGGCAACGCGGCGGGCTTGGGCGGCTGGACCTTCGTCACGCGGATCTCGCTGACGACGCTGCAGGCGACCGGGATGGGGTTCTTCGGCCTCTACGGATCGACCGCAGCGCTTGCCACCACCCTGACGCTGGCCGCTGCCATCAACTGCATCGGAATCGGCTTTCAGCGCGGCACCCATGCCAACTGGCAGCTGGTCGCCAATGACGGGACCGGAGCACCGACGATCACCGACATGGGCGCGAGCTTCACCATCGCGACCGGCGGTGTCGTGAGCCTGTTCATCGCCGCGCCCCCGAACGGTTCGTCGGTGTGGGTCCGAGCCGTGAACGAGGTCACCGGCGCCGTCTTCGAACAGGAAATCGCCGCCGACCTGCCTGCGGCGACGCAGTTCCTGTCACCGCGGCTGTTCCTGAACACCGGCGCCACAGCCGCCGCCGTCGCCTACGACTGCGCTGGGGTCTACGTCGAGACGGACTTCTAGGGCGGCGGGCGCATTCGTCCCCCCGAGCGGATGCGCCCGCCCCTTTCAATGGCCGGAATCCGACCATTGGGCTGGCGAAAACTCTAGCCAGCCTGGCGGGCTCCGAGCGGGTTCGCCGCCATCCCCACCGCCGCCCTTGATCCGGCCCACTGTCCGGCGTCTCCTGCGGTCCCCGCGCTTTCGGGTCCGGGTCCCCATCGTTGATAGAAGGACAGTTGGCGAACTAATCGGCCTCACTGCTCCGCGCTTCCGTCGTGGGCGCTGGCTGCGCCAGGCCCGCGACGATCTGCCGAAACTCGCCAAGGATTTCGCCATGGTTCTTGTCGAGGTAGCGGGCGAGACGGTCATTCTTCAGGAGCCGCTCGACATAGCGACCGGCCACCACCAGCCGGAGGTGATCGGGCCCAAGGGTGCCTTCGATCAGCTTGATGTTCTTCTGCAGGTTGGCCATCTCGGCCTTCATCCGCTCGGCTTGTTCGCGTGTCACACCTGCAGGTGCCTTCTTTGCAGCCGGGTCAACCAGGTCAGCGACGTCAGATGCTGCGAGGATCGCCTCGACATAGGGCACGGTGTAATTGTTCGCGGCGATCATCAGTTCCACCGCCTGAATTTGCCGCAGGGGCTTCATCTTGCGCAGGGACCGGAAGCTGTTGATCGGGCAGTGCCGGGCCTTCAGCAGTTCGGCGGCCTCCGGACAGATGCCGTTCAGCAAGGTGCGCTTCTGTCGGATCAGAGCGATGTTCACATTCAGCGCTGCCGCGATGCGGGCCTCCGATACGCCACGCTCGACCGCGCGCAGGATCATCTTGTGCTCCTGGATTGTGGCGAGGCGGCTGATGCGCTTGTTGTAAGTGAAGGATTCGTCGTCGGTCGCCACCAGGCAGGTGACGGTCGTCTCGCCCATTTCCTTCAGAACATGCAGCCGAACATGGCCATCG